CAGATGGGGCTAAAACGGCCTGGAAGGGTTTTATTTTCGGCTGTGTGGCCGTTTTTTTGTGCCTATTTTTAAATATGGTGTCTTAAAATTCTTCCAAATAAGCATTATTTGGTATATTTGCAGCATAATAGAAACGAATATGGCAAAAGTGATTCATGTGCATTTGCTGCATAAAATAGACGGGACGAAGCAGAAAGATTGGTATTTCAGCAGTATATCGGCTGTTTATACGGTTCTGACGGCAGATCAGGTGGGTGCAACCAAGAATTACCTGCTTCATGCCGGACTGTCTGGTAACGGCACAATATGCACGAAAAAGGCTATAATTAAGCAATCTACGCTCATTTCGGGCGGTAGTAAGGCAATGGTTAGAACGATATAATAACGCCGTTAGAAAGGCTTGTAGGCGTTATTTCTTTGAATGCTGATTGGGGAGCTTATGGCTCCCCTTTTTTTATGCCCTTACGGGTGGTAATTTTGAGTTTAGGGTTACTATTACGGTTACTGTTTAGGGTTACTACTTTAATGAGTTTAGGGTTACTTTTAGGGTTACTTTTTCGGTTTTTAGAGGGTACGCCCGAAATAGGAAAAGGGGTTGCCAATGTAAATAAGTGCCGTTTTTCGCTATTTTCGGAGAGGAAAAACGACATTTATTTTTTGGTATACCTTATATATATAAGAGTGATACCTTTGATTTTCAGTGATTTTACGCTCTGATAGCCTGAAATAGCCTTCCAAAGAGTGTGCGTGCGCCGTGTTCGGGAGGCGGCTGCGTGTATCGTGTGAAATGCGACTGCATGTTGATGCCTGAGTATGGAAGGCTTATTCGAGGCTGACAGATCCGACCACAAGCGCGATGCCTGTGATTTCATCCAGCGGAATATCGAATGGAGGGTAGTCCTTGTTGTCGGATATGGCAGTGAGACAGTTCTTCTGCTTGCTTGGCATAAGACGTTTGACAAGAATGCCTTGCTCGCGAGTGGCAATGACGTGGCACTTGTTCCACTGAAGGAACTTTCGATCGGTGAGGATGGTGCAGGCTATGATGTCTCCGGGATTGAAATGAGGGTGCATGGATAGTCCGGATACTTCGATCATGAAATCGACTCGGCTGTAGCGGAATTTCGGGATGACATAGTAATCCTTGACATCCTGTTCTGCGATGGCAAAGTCACAGTTGCCAAAACCAGCTGCTGCGGTTTCCGTGACCAACGGGATTGGCTTCATGGTCTGCTTTTCTTTTTGGGAAATTGAAACAGCGACGGCTTCGGGTGCATGGGCGGTGTCAGGTGTGTCGGCAGATGCGTCATCAGAAGTAGCAGGTAGCTCAGAAGGGGTTGATTCTTTTGTTGTTTGAATGCTGTTCAAATCGTCTTTTAACATGGTTCCTTTGCTGGTAAGAAGCCATTCGATGTTTACATCTGGAGCATACGCGAGAAATCTTGCTATATTATCCTCACTGATACCATTATTTTGTTGCAGAATTCCTCTTGTAACCCCCGATTCTTTATAAAACTCATAGGGTGTTACACCTTTTTTTTCTAAATAAAGCAAGATATTTTGCTTAATAGGTGATTTTTCTTGTTGTTTTTCTTTCATAATCGAGAAATCTTGTCTATATTTGCAGCGTGTTTAAGATGTAAACAGCGCGCCAAATATACAAAAAAGGCGTGTGATTAGCGAATTTTAAGGATTAAAGAACATGAAAAGATACTGGTTTGAACTGACAGATGAGCACTATAATGATTTGGGTGCTGCCATTTCAGACGGCTGGCAGAAATCACCTGCCATTGCCGAAGCAAAGAGGTGGATGAAGGAAAACGGAGTGAAGGCTGCCATCCTTGTATGCAACAGACAACATACTGGATATGATACATATAGAAGAAAAATAAAAACATAAGGATTATGACACAGCAAGAATTTGAGGAAAGAACCCAATGCGCGGTAAATGCAGAAACATTTGCCATTATCAACCGGCTTTATATGGCCACAGACATGTATAAGGATGACTTCTGCAAGGAGTTTAAAGCGATGGACGACCCGACGAGCGGAGGAATCCGGCAATCGCTCAAAGAAATCAGCATTCGCTTAGGGATGTTGGAGGACACAAATGCCAACCTGAAGGAGTCCATGCGGCAACGTAACAGCGACCTTGCCGACTTCCTGATTGGCAAGGCGCATGCGTATGATGATACCGATTTCCGCAAAGAAGCGGTAAGGCTGGTCGGTGAGATGGAAGTGGTGAAACGAACCATCGAATTGGGGCTTCCGCTTTGGGATGAAGACAGGAAGGTTGTCCTTTCGATGATAGAAGAACAAGGCAAATAGATTGCCGGATAACTGGCAGCCCGGAAAGACGGGCAGAGGCGGCAGGCACGGCCGGGGAGTTGGTAAATCGAAAATGAGAAAGCGTAGAAAGCCGTCGGGGTTCGATTCCCCGCGCCCCACGATATTAACCTCTAAAATTTAGATTTATGGCAAAGAATTTCAATCAAGGGAGAGCTGAACGCCAGTTCAAGCAGAAGCTTCGCACGATGATAAGCAGTGCGGCCCATACACAGAACATTGCCGACCAGGCTATGGATTTGGCCGGACAGTTCATGACAGAGGATGCGATCAGTAACTCGGATGCCTACCGAGTGTTGGAGAATGTGAGCTGTGTGTGCGAGGAAGCCATGCAAGTGCTGATTGAGGAACTGAAAAAGGGAACACGCCTTTACGAGATACTTCCGGATGATTCGGATGACATCAAGCGGAAAGCGATTGAGGAATTATAAATGAGCAATATATCAAGAAATAAACGATATGAGAAAGCAGATTTTGACAGATAACGAAACAAAGACCTTCCTGATGAAGACATTCGGATGCAGCCGTCAGGCTGTGTGGCAGGCACTGAATTTTGTCCGTGACAGCGACCAGGCGCGCCGGATACGCACTCTTGCCCTGAAGCGAGGCGGCAAACTGACTGACGGGAACTTCATTCCGAACTGCGAAACCACCTTCGAGGAGTGCGAGAAGACCATGACCTGCACTTTCGGTCCCCGTGTAAAACTCGTGGTCCACAGAAAGACCAATGATGTGGATGTGTACGTGGACGGAAAACGGACTGAAACCTACCAATGTGAATTTGTATCGGATTTCATGCAGCTGCAGCACGAGACCCAACAGATGGCATCTGCCTTATAAATGGAAATGAAATGGAGTATTATGGAAAGATATTGTGCATATCCTACAATGACCTGACTTACGATGACCGACCGGTGATGGTGAATGGAAAGGCAGACTACAGCAGAAGCCGCACGCTGAAAGGAGTTCATCCTTCCACTCTTTCCGAAGAAGAGCTTGCTCCTATCATGTCGGTGCCCAATTACAAGAAGTTAGCGGCAAAGGAGAAAATCAATGTAGTTCGATCCGGAAGAGGTCTTGGAGGTTACGTTTTGGTAGAAATAGCCACCATGCCCCTACGGTTTCAGGAAAGGATAAAACTAAAATACGGAGATATGAAAGAAGACGTAATAAGAAACTGGCTCGGCAGCCATTACCACATCGATGCGAAAGCCCGGGAATTTTACACCCGGTTCCGTTTTGACAACGGAGATGCACTGCCACCGGAACACATCCAAGAATATACGGTAAACGCTTCGGTAATTGAGGCAGTGATGCGTGCCATGGAGGATGCCACGTTTATGCGAAAGGCCATGAAGGCCGGGCCGGTGAACTGGGGCGAACTGGCAGGAGCCATCAGTTACTACCAAGCAGAGTTCGGACATACCTTGCCTGTCAGTTCCAACCGCTTCAAGAAGCGTGTGAATGACTTCAAGGCCAACGGCTATGAAAGCCTTATCAGCCGCAAGTTCATGAACCAGAACCGCCGGAAAGTGACCTATGACATTGAACGCCTGCTGCTGAGCATCGATGCCCAACCGGAGCAGCCCTTCAATACCACCGTGTGGGAACAGTACAATCTATTTGTGCAAGGAGAACTGGAGCTATATGACCCCGAAACCGGCGAGGTGTTGAATCCGGCAGACTTTACCGACAAGGATGGAAATCCGCTGGTATTGAGCCCGGCCACAGTAGCCAACTACCTGAACAACCCCAAGAACAAGGCCCTTCGCGGTAAGCTTCACATGAGCCAGTGGGACTTTAACAATGCCTACCGTCCTTATCATCTGCGCAGCATCGGTGAATATTCCTTGAGTAAGGTTTCTCTTGACGACCGCGACCTGCCGCGCCCAATGAAGGATGGCAACCGAGTGAAAGCCTATTATGCCTACGATGTGGTGAGCGGTGCTGTGGTGGGATATGCCTACAACCGATACAAGACCACCGAGTTGTTTTTGGACTGCATGCGCAACATGTTCCAGACCCTGGACCGGAACGGAATGTATATCCCCGCCGAGCTGGAAGTGGAACACCACCTGGTAAGCGACTTTGCCGACGGATTGATGCAAGCCGGTACCGTCTTCCCCCTGATCCGCTGGTGTAACCCCGGAAACTCCCGTGAAAAACGTGCCGAGCACAAGAACCGCGAAAAGAAATACGGTGTGGAGAAACGCACGCAGGTAGGTATCGGCCGATGGTATGCCAAGCTGGAGGCCAACCGCCCGAAGGAAGAAAAGGTGTATGACGAAAAGAACAACACCTACAAGGTGAAGACCTATAGTTATGAAGAACTGGTAGCCGATGATATACGCGCCATTGAGACCTTCAACGCACAGCCTCACCCCAACCAAAAGCGCTATCCGGGCATGAGCCGTTGGGATGTGCTTTGCGCCCATCAGAACCCGAACCTTGCCCCTTGGGACAAGGCCGTTCTTTACCGGTTCATCGGGCAGCATACCGAAACAACCA